GGGAAGATCATGCAGCAAGGTGGCAAGACAATAGACCCTAAACTCGCCAGGCGCATGCTCATTGAGAAGCTCGCGATCCTGACATATGAGGAGACAGATGATGGGAGCGGACCTCCGCCGGATATTGGTAGTTGACGTCGAAGCGACGTGCTGGGAAACCCGCGAAGAACAGGGTGATCGACCGAACGAGATCATCGAGATTGGTGCATGCGAACTAAACATGCAGACCGGCGCCATCGAGAATCGGGTGTCTATCGCCGTCGCCCCGAAGTTCACAGAGGTATCGCCATTCTGTACGAAGCTGACAGGCTGGACGCCTGAGGTGATCAAGGCTGAGGGCCTCACCATCGAGGAAGCTCTCGCCGCATTCGCCGATAACTACAAGCCGACCAAGGAAACCGTTTGGGGTTCGTTCGGCGAGTACGATCGTTGGAAGCTGTCGTCAGCCCATCCGGCCGGTGTCGGCAAACTGTACGGCATCACCTACGCCCACAACCCGTTCGAGCTGATGCGGTCACACATCAACATCAAGACCCTCATGGGTCTTCGATTCAAGCTGAAGAAGGAGATGGGTCTCGAGCGTGCGCTTACCTACCTCAAGGAAACCTTCGACGGCCGGCCCCACAACGGTGGTGACGATGCCCACAACATTGCCAAGGTTCTTCGCAAGGTGATGGCATGAAGCTCGAGCGGACGGTCTACCTGATTCAGGAAAGACATTCCGGTCTGTGGTGCGATTCGTCTCGGCATCTGTCTTTCGACAGCTTCGACAAGGCACAGATCTATACCAATGGGACGAATGCCGCCAGGTTCGCCAAGGACATGCGAGAGCAGTATCTGCGGAGACCGCGAATTTTCCTGGAATGTCAAGCCGTCGAAAACCAACCTTTCGAGATCACCGTGAAACCGTTCAAGTTGTCTGAGTTGATGTGAGGACAGACCGGCCTGAAGCTTTTGGCAGGCATTTCAAAATCCGACATGAGGATGGTCGGTGGCTCATGGTGCCTAATCGCCGGACCGGCAAGGTCTGTGAGCGGCATTTGAAACCGATCTGGTGCGACGAGATCGCCTATGCATCATGCTATGCGTCGAGTGACGCCTTTCGAATCATTCGTCAGATGAGAGCAGACGGTTACTCCGTCGCTGTGACGGGATATTCCGGATCTGTGCTGACACCGTTCTCTTCCAAGATGGGAATCTTGTAGACGTCTCCGACCTTCGGAACGTGTAGTCCATTCAATCGATTGAATCGCTCTCGAAGAATGATGAGCTCTTCGAGGGTGTAGTTGTGTCTGCCTTTCAGTCGCATGACGGCATCAATCGTTTCAGTGGGACGAAATCTATGAAGTACGAAGTCAGTCATATCGAAACGCAAGAATTATAGCATTAGTTCGCAAATAAGGTTTGCCGTAGCCAGCTCTTCGTGTAGTCGGATGGCTTGAAATATGGGGTATCAGATGTCCAAACCCGCTCATGGCCATTGCCATGAATGAGATGATCACGGAGCTCCTTGATCGTAACAACGACCTGCTTGTTGCCGCGGTAACCGAAGTTCATCGCGTCCATGGATACTTCATCGAAGGCAGCATCACCCTCGAACCCATGGTATTTCCGTCGATGAATCAGCTCAGGCCATTGCTCAGCGTACATGAGCGGCTTAACGAAATGGGTAAATGTGTGGTCATGATCCTGTGAATTGAATCTCTTGACCGACTCGTAGATGCCACGGAACCCAGCCAGAAACCCTCGGACCGTTGGATGATCGAGGTAGGCCGCAATAAGCTCCGGCGAATACATGAAGAACTTCGTGCAACCTTCGATCTGATTCGCGATGAGGTGCTGCTGAATCGGAGTGGGTGTGAAGCCCGTGATGAGCTCCTCGTTGTTCGTCGTCTGCAAGAGGGTGTTCCGTGAAATCACAGGATCTCCACCTGCCATGATGAAGGCATGGGTCTTCTTGTATTTCTCGACGAGCCACAGCTGAATGATTGTTCGACCACCGGACAGGTGATTTGCTTTTGCAAAGTCTCTAGCCTGCGTCTGGAAGAACTCGTGTACGTTCATATCCTCGACTATTGGAGTCAGGTTCCATTTCTTGCAGAACTGGAAAGCTCCTTCGATGTCATGCAAATTGCCAGGTTCACCATTCAGGTTGAGCAGTCGAATGATCAGTGGGGTGAATGGAATCTTTCGATCCATCATGGAGAGACAGACTGCCTGCGAATCATGGCCGCCTGAAAGCCCCACTGCAATCGGCTTCGTGAAATTCGCCGCGAGAGATTCAAGTGCGTTGCCTGTCTCTTCTCGTAAGCTTCCAAATTTCCCATCTTCTGTCGAACCGATGGAGACCATGAACATGTCTCCTGGCGGATTGAACCACCCACTATCCCAACCCCATTTGTAGTGATTATTTTTCGAATACAGCATGTTCCATGTGATAGTAGTTTGCGTGTTGGGTATCGTATGCGAGCTGCCAAGCTGGAATGTTTGCAGCGATATCTACGTCTGGCACCGGATCGTGGTCGAAGTAACCGTACTTGTCCTCACCGTAGACCCACAAAGTGCGCTCGCGGGCTCGATTGAGGATCGGCTTGACATGGCCAGCTGCGAAGATGAAGCCGCATGCGATCCGATCTTCCTTGCTGACGTTCGGTCCAGAACCGTGTATGATGTGCGGATGGTGAATGCTAACACAACCAGCCGGGACGGTCGCAATCGTTGACTTCCGAATCTGCATCTCGACCGTCTGGCCACGCATGAGGAGGTTGCCTTCGGCCTTGATGTCGCGGTGCTCTCGCTGCTTCTGGAGATGGGAGCCGAGCATGTAGCGGATGGCGCCCTTCTCCTCAGTCGATCCGTTGAAGGAGAACCAGACCGTCACCGCATCCTTCGGCGCGAAATTCCAGTACGTCGCGTCCTGGTGGAAGGAAACAAAGTGACCGTCACCGGCCTTCTTGTTCCAGAAAAGAGTGTCCCAACAGTGAACGTCAGGGCCGAGCAACTCGGTGACGATGTGCTTCATTGCCGGCTTCTGGATGATTTCGTTCAGGAACGGAAATAGAACCTGAGCTTTACAGCGGTAGTCCGACTGCATGAGGTTATGCTCTGCCTGGGCCTTCTGCACTTGGTGAGTGTAGTAGGCCGCCATCGAGTCAGAGACGATTCGTAGCGGCCAGATGGCGCCATGAGCTTGAAATGCGTTTGTCATCCCGTATTTACGGGATGCACCTGGTCAGACCTTGAAGGCGATCAGGACGCAGTCCTTGATGTACGTGTCAGAAGCCCAATCGAAGCTGCCAGGATGACATTTCATGCTTCCCCACATAGCGCGTTTGGATTTCTTGATGATTTCCTCAGCGAGATCGCCGACACCTTCCGGAATGTTCGTCTCGATTGTGATGATCCAGACGCCGTCGATGAGTGACAGATCGGTGTAAGCAACGTACGTGGTCGCCTTCCGAGCAGCCTTCACAACCTTCGCAAAGATTGCTTCGGCTTCAGTCCTACGGTCAAGTTCGGTGATGATTGGCATGGTGCCATTATACCACAGAACCAAGCGGTGGACCCATAAATAGGCCACATACCACGTGGATAGCGCATGATCACTCCATCAGACATCTCGGCTAAGACGACCCACGATCTTTGGGTTGATGCTCGGCAATTCTCAATCGAGCTCACCCGCCCGGCGACTGCTCCAACTACCCTCGAGATCAAGGTCACTCGACCGACCATCCTCGATGTGACAGATGGTGCTGTCGTGCTTCTCAGTGAGAAGCCAATTTCGTCTGACAATTACCCGTCAGACGGCTCTCAGTATGTCGCCTTGACGACATGGACAGCGCCTGGCAACACTGTCACGGCGAACCACATCGGCCAGGCACAGGTCATTGGCGCGTATTATGGGATCCTGAACACACCGTTCCCTGGCGCGGAAACGACAGAGTCCAATGCGACCGTCACGGGATACCCTGCGTCGTTCCAGACTTTCACGATCACTGTCACAGGCACGGATCCAAACAAGATCTATTACGCATCGGTCCATGCTGCATCGAACGTCCTGCAGTACTACCCAATTGGTGTGCAGTCGTATCCGCTTGAAGGATCGCAGATCGAACGTGGCAGCTCCGCCTATACTGGCAACATTCCAGTTTATGCGACAGCGCCGACGACTCCAACACCAGGCATGGTGTACTTCGACAAGCAGCTGAATCTTGTCCAGTACTATGATGCCTTCTCTGGTTCCTGGATCCCAACGAGATCTGATTCGATTGTTTCAGGACCGTACAATCCAGGCATGCTCGGTCAAGTCTACCTGTATGCAAACAATCAGCTGATGGTCTTCAATGGCCGTGAGTGGGTGCAGGCAACGTCTGCCAACATGAAACTGCGGACACCAACCACGACAACTGGCTGGTCAGCTCTTGCACGAATGACTGCTCAGATCTACCGACCAGAAATTGCCGTCATTGGCGAAATGTTCTACGACTATACGCTCGAGCGGATCCAATACTGGGACGGCACCCAATGGGTATTCCCGAACCAGTCGAACGTCCTCTTCAATCCTGGCACGGGTGATGTTCCTGCCTTTGTGACGCCGATCACGCTCGAGCCTGAACTTCTGCGAGCACCATACATCGGTCAGCTCTTCTACAACACGACATCGCGCCAGCTCAATGCATGGAACGGTGTTTCGTGGAACAAGGTCAATACTGACCAGGAAGGCGCACCATCAACAAGCAAGATCTCGATTGGTGATGACGGCTCTTACGATGCACGGATCCAACTCATCAAGGTTCTCAATGCACAGATGGGTTGGCCACAACTTTGCGTTGAACTCCAAGAAGAGCAGTTCAACATTGCGATCGATAACGCCATTCAGAACTATCGTCAATTGTCGAGTGGTGCGTACCGGCGCGGCTTCATTCTGTTCAAGCTGATTCCGAATCAACAGATGTACTACCTCAACAATGCGGCTGACAAGACAGATCACATCGTCGACATCCACAAGATTCACCGGATGGGTCCGCTTGGCGTCTACGGTGGCGGTCCGAATGACGTGTGGGCACAAGCCTTCGCGCAGCAATACTACGACCTTGCGGCTGGTGGTGGCGACATCCTCAGCACGCACCTTGTTGCTGCCTACGGTGAAGAGCTCTCCCGTCTCTTCGCCGGTGACTTGATGTTCCAGTGGGACGAGCAGTCGCACGAACTCTTCATCACAAAGGCGATTCGTGGCTACGAGACCGTGATCATCGAAGCGATGCTCGAACGATCTGAGCAGGAACTTCTCAATGATCGGTGGTGCTGCCAGTACATCCAGAATTGGGCACTCGCTGAACTGAAGATGATGCTCGGTCTGATCCGTTCGAAGTTCGCGTCTGGTACGCCTGGCGCTTCCGGTACGATCAACCTCAACGGTGAACTCCTGGTTTCTGAAGCTCGTCAGGACATGACCGAGTTGAAGGAGGAACTCCTCAACTACGAGTACGGTGGCCAAGTTGGTCTTGGCAATGTTTCGTTCCTGATCGGGTAATTCATGGCTGAATTGACCAACCGCACGACCCTCGAGGATTGCGAAGACGCCGCCGGCTCCTTCAACAATCCAAGCACCCCAAATTCGGGGTTGCCGGTGGTGCCAAGTCCCGTGGTACCGAACCCTGGTGGTGGCACGACAACGCCAGGTGGTGTTTACACTCCACCTGACTTCTGCATTGGGACCTACACGATCACCCAGGATGCATGCGCCGCGATCGAGAACAAGTACCAAGACCAACTGGCCGCAGAGGCCCTGAATGTCTCTGGTGCGCCCCTAAACGTGTTCAAACTCCTTGGAGTCCATGAGCAGGGCAAGCTGATCAATGTGGTAGGTTCTGGTCACGCCATTGGTAACAATGACACATCGATGGCGTTTGAGGATCTGGGAGCCGAGTGGGCGTCCGCTGAGACTGGCTTAGCTGTTCTCCAGAAACCAGCCTGGCTTGGTTACGATTTCGGCACTCGACAAACATCCTATGGTCAGCCTGAGACGGCGCCAGGAACACCGCAAGTCCAGCACATCACAAGCATCCGAATCCAGCAATCAGCTGACGCTGCAACTCGGGCTCTGCAGGTTCGTGTCGACCGTTCGAATGGCGACTTCTTCTCAGACCCGCTGAAGATTACGACAACCTTCCCGAATAATTCGGGCAAGGGTGGCATTGGTACTTTCCGACCTGGCATCAAGTCTCGGCCTGGTGCGTTCATGGTCTTTGCGACGAGCCCGACGAAGTTCACAGTTGCCTTCACATCGCCGATGAACACGTCCTTCCTTGGTGAAGCGACCGTCGGTAAGCAATTCGATTCGCCTGAAGGCTCCTTCACGATCACGGCTGGCATCGTGCCATTTGCCGTCGACGATAGCTTCATGATGCCGATCGAAATGCAGTGGCTGCGAGTCGATGTTGTCAATCTGCCCAACGTACCATCGCCTGCACTGATTCGCATAAAGCAATCTGCGGCATCCCGTTACTGGCGCCTAGTTCCAACATCCTTCGCTGGTGCCACGACTAACAACTCATGGGTTGTTGAACGTCTTGAGCTCTTCGACTACCAGGCCACCCGCCTCGATGACATCCAAGACTCTCTGTTCATGGAGAACAGAGACCGTGATTATGCGAAGGCATCGATCCAACTGAAGGCGCAGTACACACCGTTCGATGCAGTCTCTGATCTTTCGAAGTTCGGTTTCCAGATTGCGGATATCTACTCCTTCACCGTCTCGTTCGCCCAGATGGTGCGGGCACTTGGTCGACCAATCGTCGTTGGAGACATCCTCGAAGTTCCATCAGAGATGCAGTATGACCAGAATCTCCGACCAGTTCGGAAGTTCCTCGAGGTCACTGATGCAGGCTGGGCGGCAGATGGCTTCACGTCTGGCTGGGTGCCAATCATCTACCGCTTCCAGGCGCAGCAACTGATTCCAGGCCAGGAACATCGCGATCTGCTCGGCACTGTCGACACACAGAAGTACATCGTCGACGATGGTCGATTCTTTGATGGCATCGAGCAGATTCAGACTGCACCACTGACCGTCATGGAGCGCAACGAAGCCGAAGCTGTGCAGGCGGTTCCTGAGAAGGGCACGAACGTTCGCGAAGAAGCTTCAGGCATGAACCGCTTCGGCCAGCCCGGTTCATACGATGGTGTCGGCCTCTACGTTGAAGATGGTCTGCCACCAGATGGTGCGCCATACGAGACTGGTTTCGGCAAGTTGCCTGATGTTGCAGGAGCCGTGGATGGCTCCTACTTCCGTCTCGAGTACCCACCTGAGATGAATCTTGCGGCTCGCCTCTACAAGTTCTCACAAGTGAAGAACAAGTGGATCTACGTCGAAACTGACCGTCGCAATCAGCGTTCATCGCACACGCCATCACAACGCACGATCCTCAACATGGCAACCAAGGTGTCGCCAACGACAAAGAAGATTTGATGATCACGTTCAAGCAATTTCTCTATGAAGAGAAGCATGACCTTATAAAGTTTCTCCGTGACAACTGCGATGAAGCTATCCATGACATGTTCAAGGCGGACAAATATCTATGGCGCGGTGGCAGTGCAAAGGGCATTGAACGATTCACGTATGGTAAGGAGACGTTTCAAGGTTTCTTTGGCTTTCCTCGCGAAGATAGAAAACCTCGCAATACGCCTCGTTGGGCGCACGACTACTTTAATGAATACTTCAAGAAGGAATTTGGTGAGCCGATTCGTAGCACAACCGTCTTTGCCTATGGTGATCGTACAATGGCTGGTGGTTACGGATCCACTTACGCAATGATACCAATCGGGCCATACAAGATTTTCTGGTCGCCTCGTATCGCAGATCTAACAAGCACCGTGTTTCCTGATCTCGATGAAGATGAGGACAATGATAAGGTTATGGCAGGTGGCGGCCTGCATTGGATCCATCAGAAAATTCCATTCAGCGATGTAACGCGTGAGATGCAGGAGGATTATATTAAGAAGTTCCTTGACAACTCTGACTATCGTGAAAGCAAGATTGACTCTGATTTGAATACGCACAGTGAGCTCATGGTGAAATGCAAGAGCTACTTGATGTTGTCCATCTCTCAAAGTGAATTGACAGAGGTCATTCAAGAAGCCGCGGTCGATGAGAAAGTCGAGCAATGATCACCTTCAAACAGTTCCTGGGGGAAGGTGAAGAGACTGACCTCGTCAAGGTTATCAACAAGCAGTGCGCTGAGTTTCTGTCGCAGACCCATCGAGCTGGACTTCTGGTTCGTGGCATGCGGTCTCTCGGACCAGCATCGAACATTGGACACTTCGCCAACCCGCTCTACAAGGGCGGCAATCGGGCTCGACAAGACACCGTCATCGAATACGCCCTGAAGGCGCCGCGGTCAGATCGGAAACCATCAGATACTCCTCGCCGTATTCACGTCATTCTGGATCGCTGGTTCAATCAACATTTCGGTGTCAATGCTCGATCAGCTGCGACTTTCTGCTACGGTGAAAAATCCCGTGACCAGGTGCTGCAATACGGTACCGCCTATGCCGTGTTTCCTGTTGGCGATTTCAAGATCATCTGGTCACCAAAGATTGCCGACCTGTACGGTGATGTCGAAACTGAACTGCTGCCAAAAATCCGTCGTGGTGAATTTGACGATGAGGAAACTGCCATCAGCGAATGGATGATGGAGCAGGATTATACTGACAGCAAACCAGTCGAAGCCATCAAGTCGAACATGGAGCTCATGCTCATCTGTTCTAAATACTACGCGTTCGCATACAGCGATTACGCATCCATGTTGCATGAAGTCTTGGACATAGCCAAATGATCACGTTCAAAGAATTCCTTGCAGAAGAGACATCTCCCGTTTTGCAAAAGCTGTACGACTCAATCAAGGAAAAGTACCCTCACATTGGCCCTCTTGAGCATTCGATGGGTGACCATAGTGCAGAATTGGGTTATGGTGTGATGAGACGGAAAAAGATGCATGGCATCCCAGGAAAATATACCAGTCGATATCCGTTCTACTTGGCTTTTTACAAAGAAGAAAGCGCGATCAAACAGATGATAGATGATGACGATCCTAAGATGCAAAAACTCCGAGGTCGGGTCAACAAAGAGAAGTGGAAGTTCGATCTGATGTACGTTGTCGACACCCGAATGGGTGAGACAGATGGAGTGCCAGGTGGAACAGAACTGTCTAGTGCGAATGAACTTGCAGCAGTTATCAAAGAAGCAGACATAGAATTTACATCACGAGAGGATGACGATGATTGATACGTACTGGTACGACGGACAGCTCCGTCAATATCTCCTGCAATTCGTTGCCATCTTCCATGGTCTGCAAGTACAGACCGGGATTGGTGAGTGCGACGTGCCTGAGTTCATCTCTGTGCCAATCGTTATCGGCAACAAGGATCGAGTCGTGGCCGCCTTGATGGCCGGCAACACGACGAATCGCGTCTTCTCTCTGCCAACGATGGCGGCTTACATGACTGCCATCTCCCGTGCTGATGAACGGCGTCGGGCACCAGGTCTCATTGACCAACGAGTCACGATGAAGGTAGGTGGTGTCTTCCCTGATGACCTCACAGTTGTCAAGCGTGTCATGCCTGTCCCGTACAACGTGACGATGGAGCTCTCCATCTACGCATCGAACACGCAGCAGATGCACCAGATCCTGGAACAGATTCTCGTCATCTTTAATCCTGACCTGCAAATCCAAAAATCAGACGGGCCATTTGACTGGACGAAGCTGACGAATGTCACGCTAGAGGATATCTCGAACGAAGAGAACTACCCATCGGGTACCGAGAAGCGGATGATTGTATGGACGCTGTCCTTCACTGTACCCGTCTGGATCGGCATGCCAATCGGTATCAAGGACGATTTGGTCCGGAAGATCATCATCCAGATTGGCAACCTCAATTCAATGAACATTGGTGAGGTCGACGCCGACGGGCAGCTCACGCCATTCGGTACGCCTCTTGCTCGCATCGAATTTGATTCCCGCGATCCAGAAGGACCAGTTGATATAAGACCGACGCCTCTCCCATGAAAGTGACGTGGTTCCGGACAGGTTTCCGGGCTCGACCATAAATACCCGCATGAACAACCAGAGCAGACAACCTGCCCATCCATAGGAGAAAAACAATGGCAACACTGGTATCCCCAGGCGTCTCAGTCACTGTTACGAATGAGAGCTACTTTATTCCGGTGTCGGCATCTACTGTTCCGCTCATCTTCATCGCCACGCAGGCAGGCAAGATGCAACCGAACGGCATCACGCCTGCAGCCGGCACACTTGAACATTCCGTTGTTCGAACAGTCACGTCACTTGCACAATCAATGCAACTGTACGGTGTACCGTTCTTCCGCAACGATACGTCAGGCAACGAATTCCATGGCGATGCTCGCAACGAATACGGTCTGCTCGCACTGAACAATGCTCTTGGCGCATTGAACCGTGCTTACGTTGTTCGTGCAAACATCGACCTTTCAGACGATGCAGAGACTTTCATTAGCCTCGGTGTTCCAGCAGTTGTCGCTGTTCCTGCGCTTGCCGCCGGCTCAGTGGGCAATGGCTTCGTCTCGAACACCGTCGCTTCTGATTCTCGCGTCAAGCCACAGACAATCACGATCACCTTCACAACGCCTTCTACTTTCTCGGTAACAGGTTCACTGTCAGGCTACATCGGTGCTGGCAACATTGGCACACCGTTCAGCTCGACGATCGTCAACTTCCTCGTCAACATCGGCACGACAGCCTTTGCCGCTGGTGACAAGTTCACGTTCCAACTGGCCTACGCAGCTTCGGCAGGTGGTGGCAATGTTGGTGACGGCAAGGTTCTCAACCTGGCTGCTGACTCGCTTGCTGTGCCAGAAACGTTCACTGTCACCTTCACTTCGCCAACTGCTTTCACGGTAGCCGGCACTGTGTCAGGTCCAGCTGGCGCAGGTGTCATCAACTCGCCATTTGACAACAATCGTCTGAACTTCACCATCGTACCTGGCACAACTGCCTTCGTCGCTGGTGATGAATTCACGGTGACTGTTTCCTCTGTCACAGTCACGAACCCGCTCGGCGCCAACGATGCGGCAAAGCGCGTTGCTATCACAACAGCGCTGCAGGCCGAAATCAACAGCAACACCGAAGTTCGCTCTCCGTTGTACGAGTTCAACCTCATCCTCTGCCCTGGTTACCCAGAAGTCGTTGATGAACTGCTCGCACTATCGGTCGCTGTCAAGGAAGAAGCGTTCGTCATCGCTGACACGCCACCAAACAAGACGCCAGATCAAGTTGCGCAATGGGCACTCACATCCGAGCGCTTCTCTTCGGAGTCAGCCGCGTACTACTACCCATGGGCCCTCATGTCGAACCTCGACGGTCGCAACGTTCTTGGTGCACCATCTGGTGTCGCGCTGCGGACCATCGCGTTCTCAGACAACGCAGGCTACGTTTGGACACCACCAGCTGGTGTCGCTCGTGGTCTTGTCACGGGTGTTTCGAAGATGGGTTACTTCACCGGCGAAGCAGGCACTGCAACGACATTTATCGAAGCCAACCTGAACGACGGTCAACGTGATAACCTCTACGAATACGACAAGAACCTCAACCCAATCACGTTCTTCCCAGGTCGTGGTATGTTGGTCTGGGGTCAGAAGACGTCGGCTCCTGCTGCCTCTGCACTGGACCGCATCAACGTGGTTCGTCTGGTCATGTACCTCCGTCGCTCACTGCGGAAGGGTGCTCTGCCATTCGTGTTCGAGCCAAACGACAAGATCACTCGCGACAACTTGAAGGCCGCTGCGGATTCTATCCTCAACGACATTCTCGTCAAGCGCGGTCTTTCGGACTACGCCTCGTACTGCGATGAGTCGAACAACTACGGTGATCGAATCGACCGCAATGAACTCTGGCTTGATGTCGCTATCAAGCCTGTGAAGGCGGCTGAATTCATCTACATCCCAATCCGTGTCACGACCACTGACGCAACGATTTAACTAGGAGACACACATGTCTGAAAATACACAAGAACAAGGCCGCACTTTCTTCACTGAACGTGACTTCACGTATGAAGCAGGCCCAACGACGATGCTCGACGGCACGACTGTGGCTGAAGACCCAACTCGCATGCTTGCTCGCTGGGAAATCCAACTACAAGAGCAGCTTTACACTGGTGACGTCACGAAGGATCCAGTCGCGAAGCAAGCCCAGATGGATCTTGCAAATGCTGCACCGGCTCCAGCCCCTGCACCAAGCCCATCGCCGTCGCCAGCTCCTTCCCCATCGCCGAGCCCATCTCCGGCACCGGCTCCAGGTCCATAATCCAAAGGGCTTCGGCCCTTTGATTCTATGCTCACCGATATCGAGTACGCGAAGGCCAAAGAGACCTTCGACTACATGCATTCAATCTTCAAGTCCACTGACGATCCTGTATTTTCTGAGTCACATGAGCACTGGGAAGATCCCAAGTACCTCACTCATCAACTCGAATCTGGGCATCTCACAGGTGGACCGAAGGTTTTTGCGCTTGCGTGTCGATATCGATTGAACCTCGCGAAGGTTCCAAATCGCATCGCTTACTGCAAAACCGAAGAAGGCGATTCACATCTTGTCTGTGAAGCCGAAGGTTGGATCCTTGATAGTCGACAGCCTCGAATTAGATCCTGGGGTGAGCTGCCTTATGAATGGATCAAGATCTCTGGCTATCATGTAGGTGAGCCCTGGCACGAAATCGTTGTGTAAACCTGTCTCTGGCATAAATATCACATCGAACAGAAGGCCCCTCTCAAGGAGATACAATGGCAACACTCAGCAACTTCGGTATTCCAGGCGCAGGTGCCGGTATCCTGCACCCACGGCTGAAGAACAAGTTCCGCATTACGTTCCAGAATATCGGACAGCTGGTGCCCGGCGCGAACTCTCGTAACCTGACCATGCAGACAACGAACATCACGTTGCCTAACATTACGTGGGAAGAAGTAACCCTGCATCGCTACAACTCGACTGCCTACGTCGCAGGTAAGCACTCTTGGGAAGCAGTCTCGGTCACGTTCGAAGATGACATCACTGGTCTCGCAACGAAAGTTATCGAGGCACAGATGGAAACGCAACAGCGCATCATTGGTTCCGACCTCGACGGTCGTTGGCTCAACACTGCAGCAACCGGCTCTGACTACAAATTCGGTGTTCGCATCGATCAACTTGACGGTGACGAAGGCGTTGTTGCTTCGTGGATTCTTGAAGGTGCTTGGATTGCCAATGCAGACTTCGGTGATCGCGATTACTCAGCATCTGAAGCAGCGACAATCACTTGCTCGATCCGCTTCGATCACGCACGTAAGGTTGAATCTGGCGCTGGCTACGGCACAGCACTCGGCGGTAACGTCGTCTAAGAAAAACGCGCCTAACGGCCAACTCCGGGTGTAAATAGCACTCACTGGCCACCGGCCGCAACACAAGGACTTAAAATGAACCTCGTAGAACAACTGAATGAAGCCCGCAAGCTGGCCGGTCTCGCATCGTACACCGTAGCACAGCAAGTCGAACTCGCAGAGAAGAAGCTCAGCGGCAAGGAAAAGGAAGACTTCCTCGCCAAGATGGGTGGCAAGAAGTCCAAGAAGGACGACGGCGTTGACGGCGGCTCTGGCGAAGAAGCATCCAAGGGCGCCAAGAAGGCCATGGACAAGGCTTCCATCAAGGGCTCAGTCTCTGGTGAAAAGGGCGTCAAGATGAAGAAGAAGGTCTCGGAAGAGATCAACGACATCCTGGCTCACTTCGGTGCTCCAGCTTTGTCTGAAGCCCAGGTCAAGAAGCTCGACGAAGCAGAAACAGACGAAGAGTAATCTCGTCAATCTCCTCTAAATACCCCGTATGATCTACGGGGTATTTTTATGCGCGCAATTCTAGCCCTTCTCCTTGTAACATTCTCATTGCTCGGCTGCGACAAACCAGCCGAGCGCGAATATGGGCCTCAGCAATTCAGTGATGCTGAGCGTGCCAAAATTGCAACACTCGACGTTCGAGTCGGTGGTGATGCGAACTACCCGCCTTTCGTTTTCAAGGATGAGAACGGAAAGCTGACAGGGCTCTCTGTCGATATGTTCGAAGAGGTTGCTAAGAAAATCAACCTGAAATATGAGTACACCTTCATTGGTCAACGTGCTGATATGCTCAAGCAGTTGCAGGACAAGAAGATCGACATGACGTTGGCGTCTCGAACAGCCACATCTCGTCCATACCTTACCGCTACCCAACCGTACGAGTATTCAAAGGGCACCCTCCTCGTCAACAATGGTTTCAATCCATCCAATATCAAGACAGTTGGAGCTGGCCGTGGCTATGCTTCAGTAACCTGGTTGAAGGCGAATAAGCCTCAGTACGCAGTTGTCGAATTCGAAGATGATTCATTCTGCATCAAGGCACTCCAAGAAAAGAAGGTCGATGCCTGCATCATGGGCCGCGAGATTGCCTATTTTCTCATCGACAAGGCGAAGCTGAACATCAATGATTTTGATCTCACACCGATTGAGTACAACTACTTCCTCAGTTTCGGTGTTCACATCGACAACCTTGAACTCGCTGACATCCTGATTAAGGGTCTTGACGCGATTCCAGCAAGCCGGCGAAACGAAATCCTCAAGAAGTGGCTAAAAGAACCGTATACCTGAGGTTTCATAAATAGCCCATGGCTATCAATCTCAAACCGTTTCTCGACAGCACTAAAATCTCGCTCGAGCGAGAAGCTTCCACGCGTTTTGGTGCGGCAGTTGAGGACTTCAGCAAGAGCGTCATTGGACCTGCCCTTGGTCTGAAGCCATCTCTGCCGAATGAGCAGATCCCGTTCGATCGAAATGACGGTTCGTTCTATGCCTCATCCTATGCAGCTGCACTTGCTGGTGCCACTTCATATCGACCGAAGCTCAAGTTCCTGTTCAAGGTCGAGTTCGTCTTCACGCCTGAAGCTCTCGCTGAGTTCCCAACCATTTTCGGTGGGTCTCACGCCAACGACTTCACATTCATGGTTAAATCGGTCGATCGCCCAAAGATCGACTACGAATACCAAGACGATGTCAACATGTACAACTTCAGGACAAAGGTCCTGACGAAAATTCGCCACCGTGAATTGACGCTCGTGTTCATGGATGATACTGGCAACCGTGTCTTGAATTTCTTCAGAGCTCTCATGATGATGAACTCGCCGATCACCCGGCGCCAGCTTCTACGTGAAGGCTCAAATCGACTGCCAGATCCAACGACACTCAATAGCTCGAACGGCATGGCATTTTCTTTAGATGCAAACAACCCGAACAAGATCGACAATGCAACTCGTGGTGTTGTCAACTCCAATGTTGGCAATGTCATTCAGACAATTCGCGTCAAGCAGATGTACGTGGATCCTGGTGCTCAGCTCGGAGCTTCGACCAAAGAAGTCATCTACGATTTCATCAATGCCCGCATTGTCTCATTTGACTTGGACGAACTGACCCACGAAACATCTGATGTCTCTCTGATGACGATGCAGTTCGACTATGACTGGATGGAAATTGTCGATGTCGGCGTCATGACACAGATGGACGGTCCAGAGTACAACATTGCCACTCCAGGTGTAGGTGGTGCACCAGTTGATATGTCTGTCTACGGTAAGAACTCGTTGACGAATCCGGGTGGTGGCAACGGTTTCCTTAACATCATCACGAACCAGCTCGGTCGCGCTGCTCAATCAACAGCATCTACTCTCATTGGCAAGGCCATCACGAGTGTCGCTGGTAAGGGTCAGTTCGCGTCGCTTATCAATTCGCAGGCCTCTAACATTCTCGGTGGGGTTGTTGGAGCTGGCGCCCGCAGTCTTGGCAGCGGCCTTAGCAACACGATCAATCAAGGCACTGCTCGTGCCTTCTCGACAAACGTCATTGACTCGGCTCAAGGTGGTCCAGCATCCGTGAAATCTATCATTCACTCAAATGAGGGTGATGCTGTAATTGATCTAGGCAACGCTCAAGCGGGAGCATAATGGCAGGCGTTAAGACTATGAAGGGTCGCTTCGTGCCGAAGAACCCGAGCAAGTACGTTGGCAATGTCAACCGAGTCATGTTTCGCTCCTCATGGGAGCTGCGCTTCATGAAGTGGCTCGATGAGAACAATGCTGTGCTCCGCTGGGGATCTGAAGAGCTCGCAATTCCCTACGTCAATCCAATCAAGGTTGATGCTGCAGGTCGACCGGTCATCTCACAATACTATCCTGACTTCATTATCATGTACAAGGATACTTCTGGCGGGGTTCGGAAAGAAATCGTTGAGGTGAAGCCATACGCCCAGGCTGTGCTAACGCCTGGAATGTCTGACCGCGACAAGATGATGTTCGCCGTTAATCAGGCCAAATGGAAGGCGGCCAGTCTCTTCGCCGAATCACAGGGCGCGAAGTTCCGCGTGATCACCGAGAAGACGATGTTTAAGCAAGGATCGAGAGTATGAAGCCAAAATCTACCAATCCGATGGTGAATCCTTTGGATGAACTTTTCCAGACCGCGCCTACCGTGATCGAGGAAACAGATTACGAGCAAATCACTGAAGGCGAGCTCGCTGAAATGGCTGAGCCAAAGACTGCTGCGCCTGAAGAGAAAGATGCTGAGGACGTCGTCATTGACGAGAAGATCGATCAGGTCTACGACTCGGCTATTGAGGCATATCAAACACAGACTGCCTACACGCAGATCATTGAACCACGCTATGCAGCTCGTAATGCTGAAGTCGCAGCCAATTATCTAACGATCGCCCTCAATGCCGCTGCCACCCGTGCAAAGGTCAAAGGTGATCGGAAGCGGAATTCGGTCTTCGTGCCGTACGCAGGCAAGACCCAGAATAATGTCGTTGTTGCATCACGAGAGGAAATCATGCGCATGATTTCCATCGACGCTGAGGTGAAGGAACTTAAGTGAGATTCAAAGAGTTCCTGCTGCGCGAAGCGAAGCATCGTGAAGACATCAGCATCGAGAAAGCTGAGGAGCTGCTGAGGGCTCACTGCAGCGATGCGTTGTCGCATCAGGAACCGATGTGGCGTGGCTCAAAAAAGGCTGCCGAAGATGCGTACATCATGAATCCTGAAGCCAGTGATCGTTCATCTGCTCACACAACAAACTACTACACCATCATCATGGACCATTTTCTTGGTTCAAAGGGGTGGCCAAAGCGATCGAAGTCAATCATCTGCACGAACAACAAGGGGAAGGACTACGCCGAAAGCTACGTTGGAAACAACAGTGGCGGGTTGTATGCCATCTTCCCTTACAATGGTGTCAAGGTCGGTGTCTGTGGTGCACACGACATTTGGGAATTGCAAATCACAGTAGGCGGCGCGACTCGACCGAAAACGTTGGAACGCTGGAACAATCTCTACGAGGATTGTGGCCTTGCTGATTACTCCTTCGAAGATTTCGTGCAGAGCATCAAGGACACTCTTGACAATCCGGAGGATGAGAACTTTAGTCAAGTCGAAGACATCTTCGGTGGTCACTCGGTCTCCACGATTGAAGATGTTCTTGAGGCCGCGTACACACCGCCCGAACTTCAAGTTTCGCTGGCAACTACCGCGAACCTGCACAAGTACGAAGACAAGGAACGTGAATGTTGGGTCAGCGGCAAGTGCGTTGCTGTCATTGACCATGTGTGGGAACAGATCAAAGCGAAACTATGAGATTCAAGACGTTTCTTGAGGCGACGATCACCGGCTATGAGAAGGAAGATCACTCAATCGACTCGCTTATCAAGCTTCTCAAAGAGCACTGTAAAGACTCGCTCCACGCTGGTGCTGAGAGCGAGCAGTCGCAGATTTGGCGCGGCTCGAAATCGGTTCACAAGAGTGGCATCTTCCGTCCTGGTTCTGGTGAACGCAAGTCTCAGAACACAGCGAACTACTACACTGTCCTCCTTGATACGAACCCTCTGAACAAGGGTTGGCCGCTACGTTCGAAATCATTCATTTGCTCCACACTCCGTCGTCGTGCTGCAGCCTACGGTGGAGAAAGAAAGGGCGAGACGTCAGGTACTGTTCTCGCTCTCTTTCCATTTGATGACGTAGACATTGGTCTGGCAAACTCTTCTGACATCTGGAACCTAAAAGTCAAATTCAAGAAGTACGGTCTCGATGAGACTCTTGTCTCGCTAAACAACTACTGGGAACGGTTTATGGCCACCGTTGGTGAAAACAACAAGGTGCCCACGATGCCCGAATTGCTCAAACTTCTACGAGACAATGAGGATGTCATCGACGATATCTTCAGCGACGATACATCCTCTCTGCCGTCTTACTTCATTGCTGAGATGGAAAAGGCGTACTCATACAAGGCATTGGGTTGTGAGCTCACAAATCCAGGCGAAGTGAATCACGAGAACTCGGAAGTCTGGTTTTCAGGACCATGTGTTGGTGTGACACAACATGATTGGCGTGCCATCGCCGAGGAGTTTAAGCTGTGATTACGTTCAAACAGTACCTCGAAGAGGGTATCAACGACAAGGGTATCCTGAAGGCAGTCTTCGTGGTCGGAATTCCAGGCGCCGGCAAGTCCTACACAGTGAAGCAACTTACAGGTTCAATCGCACCGAAGGTCGTCAACACTGATAAGTCTACTGAGTTTCTGTCCAAGAAGTTCGGCATCGAATCGAATGACGACACATGGAAGTCGTTCTTCCGTGATCGAACAAAACCAATGACGATGAATACGCTTGCCGGCTACGTCAATGGCATGCTGCCTCTCTTCGTTGATGGCACCTCAAATAGCGCTTCGAACATTCTGTCACGCGTTGGTATTCTTGAATCCCTCGGCTACGACGTCGGCATGGTTTTCATTAATACGAACCTCGATGTTGCCCAAGAGCGGGCCGCAAAGCGTGGTGCTGAGATTGATCGTCACGTCTCTACTGAGTTCATCGACAAGGTGCACAAGGAATCAGAAAAGAATCGCGAGTACTTCAAGGGCAAGTTCGGTTTCTTCAGAGAGGTTAACAACAATCCTGGTGAGTTCGATGACGCGGCAATCCTCAAGGCGTATCGTGCCGTCAGCAGCTTCTACAGTGGTGATGTCGAGAATCCAGTCGGTTCACGGATCCTTGAAAAGATGAAAGAATCGGGTGCCAAGTATCTTGTTCCTAACATGTTCAGCAAAGAGGAACTGGAGAAAAAGGTTTCAGGCTGGTTCGGTTCCTAAATAGGCACATCATGAAAATGCAACAGCTTCTTGAAGACGGCCCACCAGTTGTGCCAAACCTTGGTCTACAACCAACCCCGCCAAACGGGCCTATTCTGCAGCCACCATCACCAGGTGGTGGCTGGGCTCAAGGCGGTCCCTTCCGACCATTCTCAGGTGGTCGCCATTGGGCTGGTGAACTTTACAATTCTGTCAAGCAGCTTGCAGTTGCCTCGAAGATCCTGAAGCGATTCAAGGAACTCGGCATCGCGCAACCTGATCAAAAGCGAGTGAAGAATGCGTACGGTGTTGCCCTGAAAAACACACGTGATCTGATCATGAATCCACAGAAGACGGCCTATCACTTCCCGCAGTGGACGACCAAGAATACGATGCCGAAGATCCCGTTCAAAGTTTGGAACGAGGTTCTTGAAGATGAAATGTTCGATGTTCTGCTGAGCGAAATCATTACCGACAAGGGTGATGGGCCAGCCTGGGAAGTTGAGTATGCCGTCTATGGCAACAACAAGGACAAGCCGCTTTATTCCAAGAAGCGAACCATCTATGCACCGACTGAAAAGGATGCAAAGGAGTTCGTAGAGAAGCGCCTCAGTCGCAATATCTTGTCGATCAAGAAACTGCATGACACCGTGGAAATGTAATGGAAAACCTACTCGCCCTCCTTCTCCAAGCTCGTGACACTGCACACGTCCATCACTGGAAGGTGAAGTCGTTCTCGAAGCACATGGCTCTCGGTGAACTGTATGAGCTTCTCACAAACTTTGCTGATGAGCTGGCCGAGATGCACATGGGTGATCTCGGCGATAGCGACATGATGAGTGACATCGTGTGGGACAATCCGACGGGCTGGGACAAGACCAATCCAAATGAGTTCCTCGCACAGCTTCACATGAACCTTGAACAGCTGAAGCCGACCATTCCGCAGAAGGATTGGCTCGTCAACAAGTACGAGGAGCTCCAAGGCGAAGTAGCTCGTGTCAAATACAAGATCGACAATCTGCTGTGATCACATTCAAAGAATACCTCGAGGAAGCCGGCAAGGTTCACCGCGTTGGTGGCCCTGCTGAGAAGCGCGGCGCTCCACAGGGAATGGAGAAGGCCCGCATGTTCGACACGCCGCAGGAGCGCAAGAACCGATCTGTCCTCTACAAGATGCACGGCGATCGCAACGAGTTCTTTGCCACTGGCGACCACGAAGTCACGGAACAAGACGATGAGATTGCATTCAGCAGAACGCAGTTCGCGATCCTTGTGATGTCGGGTGGCGACTACAGTGACAAGTACTACGGCGTCAACGTCATCTTCACTCGCGACGGTAAGATCGACGGTGCTACCTTCGATGAACGTGCTGACAAGGAATGGGAAAACCCAAAAAGGCGCGCGAAGATCATTGCTGCCGCAAAGGAATGGGGCGACAAGCACGGGCTCCAGAAGTGGCTCAATCCAGTTGGTAGCATGGTCGATGACGACGATGATGCTTCACCTGAAGCGAAAGAGCTAGCCGCAAAGCTGGCTGCTCGACGCAACAAATCTAAGGAGAAGAAATGATGTTTGTCCTCGTACGTAAAATCGTTGTTGGTGCCGCCGGCCTCGTTGCAAGCTATTACGCTTCAAAATGGCTTGAAAAGCTTCTTGAGGAAAAACCGCTTAAGGATCGCATGGAAGATGCCAAAACCAAGGTTATTGACCTGCAGGTGAAGGCTCTTGACAAGAAAGATGAGCTCGTTAACAAGGCGAAGAGCCTGTATTCGAAGCCAGCTCCTCCTGCTCCTGAGGCTGATGAGAAAACCGACGTTTAAGGATTTCCTTTCCGAGGAAGACAAGACCGCAGAAATTCAGAAGCGGTGCGCGCTCTTCCTTGAGAAATCCAAGGGATGGCCACTGTATCGCGGATACGGCGGGCGAATCACGGCCCTCTTTTCAGGTTCACAAGAGGTGCCGATTCGAAAAGATCGGCGCCCACGAGATTCAAGTCAGTTCGTGCACGGTTTGATGGATGCCTACTTCACTCGCAAGTTTGGAGTGAAGGTGCGCTCTGAAGGTCTCTTCGCCACTGGCAATTTCCAGACTGCAAAGAAGTATGGCACTCCATACTACACGTTTCCTGTCGGCAATTTCAAGTTCGTGTGGGGCACTTATCAGGGCGATCCTGTTGAAGATACCTTGCACTGGACTCGGAAGATCGCCGACATGATGGCAGTGCGTTCCGAAAAGGAAAGCGACAACGTCACCGATTCCGTCTTGAACGAAATTGACTGGCACACCGACGATTTCGTCACAGCCATCAAGTCAGGTGCCGAGATAGCTATTCTCGCTGACAGTGCAATCATTGTGCCCGTCGGCAAGAAAACGTACGGAGAAATCATCGGCCGGGTGTGATAAATATGGGATGGAGAATCCCATATGACACATGTAGTCTATATCCACGGGTTAGGACAGACCCACCGGTCTTTCAATTACCTGCTGACTCTGCTACCAGAACATGACCACAAAGTCATTGACTACGACAGCCAGCAACCTCTGTCTGAATCGATAGAGCAGGTCAGAAAACATCTTCCAAAAGGCGAACTGATTCTTGTTGGGCACAGTCTTGGCGGAGTTATCTCGACGATCATTGCAGCTGATGACGAGCGCATCCGAAGATTAGTGACCATCTCATCGCCGTTAGCAGGGTCGAAGATGGCATCGACCCTTCGATGGTTACCAGGTTCGCTCCCAATCATGAGCGACATTGTGCCACGTGGAAAGTACATCGTACGAGCAGGCAACCTGATGCTGACAATTCCGACTCTCAGTATCATCTCGACAGGCGGTCATCTGCCAGCTCAGTCAGAGCCCAACGACGGTGTCGTCTCTATTGAAAGCCAGAAGGGTCTCCAATTCGGCAAGAAGGTCGAGGTGAACACGAATCACTTCGAAATTCTGCAACACGAAAAGACGGCCAAGCATATCCAAGATTTCATATTCGCAGAGGAAGGTGTAGCCCATGAAGATCATCTCAAAACGGGGACGTGAGCTAGTGAAGAATCCGCAACTAAAACGAGCATACTCGACTGACGAGTACACACCGGATAGAATCACTGAGCTCATGAAGTGCAAAAATGATCCAGTGTACTTCATGCGGACGTACATCAAAGTTCAGCACCCAGTCAAGGGCACTATTCCATTCAATCTCTTCGATTACCAGGAACGGTTTGTTCGCCATATGCAGGACAACCGCTTCACGATCACATTGCAACCTCGACAGTGCGGTAAGACCCTGACCGTCGCGATGTATCTTCTGTGGTACGCGATGTTCAACAAGGACGCGACCCTCCTCATCGCCTCAAAGAACCAGGGCCACGCGTTGGAAATTGCAGCTCGCGTGCGGTTTGCGTACGAGGAACTTCCGAATTGGATCAAATGCGGTTACAAGTACTACAATCGCCACAACATCGAATTCGACAACGGATCACGCATCATCTCCGAAGCGACGACAGAAAAGACAGGTCGTGGTCTCGCTATCACAAAGATCTATCTCGACGAATTGGCATTCGTGAACCCACGGATCCAGCAGGAACTGTGGTCATCACTGACACCAACCCTGTCGACTGGTGGTTCTGCTATCCTCAGCTCTACACCGAACGGTGACACCGAGCTCTTCGCATCGCTTTGGCGTGGCGCAAACACCGCAGGTGATGGAAAGCCGGGCATCAACGGCTACGCACCATTCCGCGTCTTCTGGCAAGAACATCCTGAGCGTGACGAGAAGTATTGGGACGAGATGGTTTCCCAGCTTGGTTTGTTGCAAACACGACAAGAAGTTGGCTGCGAGTTCCTGTCCTCGGATGCGCTGCTCATCAACTCACTGAAACTGATCCAACTGTCGAGTCAGATGGTCGATCACGAGGACATGGGTTTCAAGTTCTGGAAGAAGGATGAAGACATTGGTGGGCCAGGAAAGACCTACCTCGTTGGTGTTGACCCAGCCACCGGTTCTGGCAAGGACTTCTCGGTCATCGAGGTCTTCGAATTCCCGTCTCTGGAGCAGGTGGCAGAGTGGCGGAACAATGACATCAACATTCCGATGCTCTACGCGAAGACGAAATGGATCCTAGAGAAGCTGACAGCTCTGAAAGGACGACAACGGTCTGAAGTCGTTTGGTCATTTGAACGAAACGGTATTGGCGAAGCTATGTCGGCCCTCTATCAGAACGATGAGAAGCAACCGGATATCGCTGAACTCTTCTCCGACAACTACACTGGCACGAAACTTGGCATCTACACGACAGGCAAGACAAAGATTCTAGCCTGCTTGCAACTGAAGAATCTCGTGGAGAAGGTCAATAACGGTTTGCAGATCAAATCAGCACAATTGCTTGAAGAGCTCAAGAATTTTGTTGCAAAGGGTGGCACCTATGAAGCAAAATCGGGGGCAACAGATGACGCGGTGATGGCAACGATTGTTGTCGTTCGGTTGCTAAAACGTCTCTCAGAATACAACGATGATGCATTCAAGCAGCTAAACGAGTATGTTTCGCCAGACGCAGACGATCAATTTGGAGACGAGCCTGTTCCGATGCTGTTCTAAGCAACCTCCATAAATACCCCGAAGCCAAACCACGGGGTGTAAGAACATGCTAACAGACGGTCTGCAACTACTCGGCGCATCAAACGCTGACAATTTCTCTATCGTATCAGGAACTGCGCTTCCGACGTCTGGTAACAACGTCGGTGAGCTCTACTATCTGACCGCGACCGACGGAGCTAACGCACCCGGTTTGTACGTCTACAGTGGAACTGCCTGGACGACCATTGGTGGTGCTGTTGCTTGGACAGGCGGCACAGTCGCTAATCCAATCATCATCAACTCGGCAACTGTACCGCAGCTGACCCTCGGCACAACTGCTTCAACAGGCCAACTCTCATCACGCGCTGGTCAAGCACTGCAATTGGTTTCGGGTGCTGGTGGTGATGTGCTCCTGCAATCCGGCAATTCAAGTTCTGGTGCAGCAGGTCCAAACGTTTCGATTCTCGGTTCTTACAACGCTGGCACAGGTGCTGGTGGTATGGTTGCCATCGCTGGTGGTTTGGCTGCATCTGGTGCTGGTGGTGTTATCAGCTTCCGCACATCGCCAGGTAACGGCGCGATCGCATCTGAACGCCTTCGCATCACCGCAACTGGTGCCTTTGCATTCTCAGGCACTGGTAGCTTCGGTTCTACAGGTCAAGTTCTGACATCGAATGGAGATGCAACACCATCATGGCAAGACGCTGTTGGTGCCGCTGCAAATGGCGTCGCCGGCTCGATCCAACTTTCTGATGGTTCTGGCGCTTTCACTTCAGGTGGCACAACACTGTTGATCGGTAGCGCAGTAACTACGCAGACATATCTGCTCACACCTGCGGTCTCGACATCGCACGGTCACAACCTGCAGATCATCGCAGGTACAGCATCTGGTACTCAACCAGGCGGCGATCTTCTCCTGTCGGCTGGTGCTGGCGGTCCATCGAATTCTGGTGGCACGAACGGCGGTGCTACACTCACCCTTCGTGGTGGTACAGCTCCTCAAGTTGGCACGAACGGTGGTCCAATCGTCTTCCAAACGACAACGAATCGGACTTATGTCGAGCGCATGCGCATCACGACGTCTGGTGCTCTCACCTTCGGTTCGTCGGCAACTCTCGGTACGAACGGTCAAGTTCTGACTTCTGACGGTAGCGGTGTGCCATCATGGCAGACACCAACGGCTGGTGGTACCGGCACTGTCACATCTGTTGGTCTCACATCGACAGATCTTTCAGTTTCTGGTTCTCCGATCACGACGACAGGCAGCTTCACAGTCAATCTGAATACGTCAGGTGTTACCGCTGGTTCCTACACGAACGCGAACATTACTGTTGACGCGAAGGGTCGTGTCACCGCGGCCGCGAACGGTACAGGCGGCGGCTCGGCAGCATTGACGAACACGTATGTTGGTTACGGTGCATCTGGCGCCTTGGCTGGCACCGCGAACTTCACGTTCATTACAGGCACAAACACTCTCAATATCGGTGATGGTACTAACGCAGTTACTCGCGCAGCAATCATCAAAGCACGTGACTCAGTTTCTGGTACAAACACATCGCCTCCTGATCTGACTGTCGCGGCTGGTAATGGTCTCAATGGTGTTTCTTACGGCGGTTCCCTGATCCTTCAAGCTGGTGCAAACCTGCAAGGCGGCACCGGCGCCATTCAATTCAAGACTGGTGACACGTCAACCGAACGGTTCCGCATCGGTTCTGGTGGTGACCTCCTCATCGGTGGCACGGCAGCTGGTACATCTGGTCAAGTCTTGACATCGGCAGGTGCAGGTGTTCCTCCAACATGGACAACTGTTAGCGCTGCCGCTGCAACCAATCTCAACGCAACAGGCGCACTGCCAACTTACTCAGCTGCAACTTCCACGATCGCAATTGGCGTCGCTGGTGGCACACCTAATCTTCTCCATGTAATGTCAGGCAACGGCACTGACGCAAACATTTGGGATCTGAAGGTTGAATCTGGTGCCCTCAAGTGGACGCTTCTCAACGACGCGAAGAGCAATGAAAGCGTGTGGATGCAAGTCACACGTTCTGGCTTCACGCCAGCTGCGATCACATTCACCGGCACATCGATCAATCTTGCAGGTCTTGGATCGGGTCTGTTGCTCAATGGCGCTGCTGGAACGTCAGGCCAAGTTCTGACATCTAATGGTGCAGCTGCACCTACATGGCAAACTCCGGCTGGTGGCACATTCACTGGCGGCACAGTCGCGAATGCGATCACTATTACTTCAGCTATGCCGCAGCTCACGCTCGGCAATACTGCTGCTGGCGGTCGCATTGTGTCTGTTGTATCAACAGCGGGTGCTGGTCAACAGCTCTCTCTACTTGGTGCAAATGCGACTGTATCTGGTCAAACAGGTGGTGGTGTTAGTCTGTCTGGTGGTGCTGCAAGCGGTGTTGCAACAGGTGGTGTTATTAACATCAGCGCTGGTAACTCAGGCGCCGCTGCAACTTACGATTCGATTCTCATTAATGGCGCCACTAACACGGGTTCTGGCGTTGGTGGTTCAATTGCTATCAATTCTGGTACGTCATCGTCCGGCACTGGTGGTGCAATCTATTTCACAACGGGTGGTGCGAGCTTCACCTCAACAGAACGCTTCCGTATTCTTGCAAATGGTGCATGGTCTATTGGTACTAGCGGTACTGCATATGGCACAACAGGTCAAGTTCTAACATCTAACGGTAACGCACCTCCAACTTGGACAACTGCTACATCACCCGTTATCGGCTCCACAACTCAGATTCCGTACAACAACGCAGGTACGATGGCTGGTTCGGCATCGTTGCTGTTTGACGGTACGACGATGACGGTTGGTGGTATTGGTACCGCCGCAGCCTCACCTTCGTCTATCAAATTCAAGATTACATCGACGACAACTGGTGCTGGTATTGTTCAAGGTTTCCGAATCGAAGGCAACTCATCGACATTCATTGACGTTGGCCGAGATGGTTCAAATGGTGCCTTCATCATTCGTCAACAACAAGGTGCGACAGAAGGTGCCGATGCCTTCGCAATCGTCTCACAGATGAATGGCACACCAGTTGAACGTTTCCGTATTATTTCAACTGGTGCCTTTACGCTCGGTGGTTCCGGCGCAACCGCATCTGGCTACGGCGCATCTGGTCAAGTCCTAACTTCGAATGGCACTGCTGCTCCAACATGGCAGAGCACAAGCGGCTTCACTGGTGGTACGATCGCCAATGCGATCACAATCACTTCAGCCTCACCGCAGATTACCCTCGGTACAACCGGCATTGACGGTCAGGTTATTGCAGCCACTGGTTCGGCAACCGGTCGCAATCTGGTCCTTCAAGGTGGCAATGGCGGCGGTACTGGCAACAACGGCGGAACGGTCAACATCGTTGGTGGTCTTGCATCAACCAACGGTGTCGGTGGCGCAATCGTTCTGACTGGCGGTACTGGCAACAATGCTGCTACGTCTGGTGGTTCCATCACGATCCCTGGTGGTACTGGCGGCTCAGTCGCTGGCACTCTGTCAATCCTCACTCAAGCCGGCAGCGGTAATGCTGGTGGTGGTCCAATCACCATCACAGCAGGTGCAGCTGGTGGTAACGGCGCTGGTGGTTCAATCACGCTCACGTCTGGTGCAGGTACAAATACAACTGGCTCAACGGCTGGTTCGATCAATCTCGCAGCCGGTGCAAACGTCAACGGTGCAAATCCTGGTGGTTCGATCAACCTCACAGCTGGTAACAACACCAACGCATCTGCTGGAACTGGTGGCGGTGGCAACGTCGCAATCACGGCAGGCAGCGTCACAGGCAATAGCACTGGTTCTGGTGGCTCAGTCACACTCGCTGGTGGTTCATCGGCTTCAGGAACAGCCGGTCACGTTCGTCTAGCTGGTTGGGCAGACACGTCGAACACAACGTTCTCTGCAACTCTGTCTATCAATGCATCGCTTGTGAACTCGTATCGTGCAACGCTTACAGCGAACACGACATCATTCGCAATCATTAACGTTCCGCCAGCTGGCTTTGTCTACACGCTCACACTATTCCTGACCCAAGATGGCACGGGTAACCGCACGATGGTATGGCCAACTGGCACGAAGTGGTCTGGTGGTCTTGCTCCAACTCTGACCGTGACACCAGGTAAGACTGACATCATTACGCTGATGACACCAGATGGTGGCACGACTTGGTACGGCTTTGTCGGTGGTCTAAACTTCTAAGGATTTGATATGCCATCAGCAGGAATTTCAGTTGTTGTTGCTGCGGCAGGCGTCGAGAGCGTCGCGGCAGCAACACTTTCTGGATCTCGAGTCTATTCAATTCCAGGCACGTACACATTCACCGTGCCAACAGGTGTCACCAGCATCTGCGCTGTTGCCGTCGGTGGTGGTGGATCTGGTGGTCACGCATCTGATGGTTTCGGCTGGGCAGCTGGTGGTAGTGGCGGCGGTCTACGTTACATGAACGATTTGCCAGTCACACCGGGCGCCACGATTACGGTAGTGGTTGCAGCTGGAGGTGCAGCAGTAACAGGCAATGGTGGCGGTGGTGGAGCTAATAATCCTTCTGGCAATGCAGGTGGTGCATCGATTCTAACGCGAGACGCAGACTCAGTTGAACTGCTTCGCGCTGGCGGTGGAGGTGGCGGTAATATCGGCGCCACAACTGACGGTGCGAGTGGTGTGGGTGGTACTGGCACTGCAGTAGGCACTGGTGTTGATGGTTCGACAATTGGTGGCGGCAACGGTGGGCTTGGTAAAGCACAAGGTGCCGCCTCTGGTGGTGTTGGCGGCAATGGTGGGGCTGCAGGTGGCGGTGGGGCAGGTGGCTACACTGGCAATGGCGGGGCTGGTGGTTTCATCTATTCTACTACAAGCGCCAACGATACTTCAAACACATTCGTTAGTACGCCTGGTCAAGCTGGAACTGGTGGTGCAGGTGGCGGCGGCGGCTATCAACGCGGCAAGACGGGTGGTGCTGGTCAATCGATGTACAACATCTGTAAGGCTGGCGGTGGCGGCGGTACGAGCGTCTTCGGCACCGGTAGTAATGGTGGTCCCGGCGCCAGTGGCTTCAGCGGCGCAACTGGTGGTGGCGCAGCTGGTGGATCGGGTGGTCAAGCCGGCGGCAACGGAAGTTTCTCAACGACATCATCCAACAACAGTGGCAACGTAACTGGCGGTGCGGGTGGTGGATATCCAGGCGGTGGTGGAGCTTCAGCCTTTAACAAGACAACTGCTAGCGCGGCAGCTATCACTGGTAGAGGTGGTAATGGCGAAGTTAGAATCATTTGGGGTGCCGGCCGTTCATTCCCATCTAATGCATCCTAAAATGTAACAGTCAAACCAGGTTCCAGGTTGTGTTATAATCTGCGTATGAACACACCTGGATACATGGTCTACTGGATGGAAGCTGGCCTTCCACAATGCTCCTTCTTCGAACCCGCGGAGATGAGCCAAGCGCTCACCTTCATGAACGACGATCTGCGTAACCGCAAGGATGTCGAATTCGTGACCTTCTCTGGCCAGCACGCGGACCGCGTCGGCAAGGACGGTGTAACCTCGATCGTCAACGGCATGATCGACAAGGACACGCCGTACGAATGGTCGAAGAAGCATCGAGGAATGGGTCCCCGCAAGGAGGACGCATGAAGAACGAGCTGCGAGAAATCGGGTCGGTGATTCAGTACTTCGCTGGTGATTCGGCGAAGGCGAAGCGCACCCACATCCTGAACGGCAAGCAGTTCGGCGCGAAGACCGACAAGAACCACGAGCACTTCCTTGGCTTGTTCATCTGGGTCGTCATCTTCGGCATCATCCCCGCCATCATCAAGTTCTTCAATTACCTGGCCGACCACGGAATCTTCTGGTTCGTGATCTAAAAGTGTAACAGTTTGCCTGGAATCCAGGTTGGTGGTATAATAGCACCATACCAACCCACGGACCACGCATGCGATACGTTCTCTTCAGCAAAGGTCAGGTCGTTCACGCAACCACCGAGTCGCCCTTCACCGGCACGCCGAAGCTGAAGGAAATCAAGCGAGCCGACGGTTCGATCGTTACGTACGACAAGGCGAAGACAGACCCCGACTTCAAGTCGTTCCACGAAGTCGAGCTCATCGCCGAGCAACTCACCGAGATCATGGGCGTCAAGTACCTCGCGTACGACAACGGCGCTGGAACCTCTCACCGCTACGGGGTCATGGTTCCTCCGAAGGTCGGCGACGACGTCTCGTACGGCTTCAACGGTGACTACTACCCGTGCGGCAAGATCGTTCGCATCACCCCGGGCTGGCGCATCTACACGGAAGAGCAGGTCGTCGATCCGACCACAAAGCTGATCGACACCTCGACCGAAGAAGGCAAGGCACTCGCCGAAGCCGCTCAAGCTCGCCGCGACGCCGATCCGAAGCGCGAGCGCAAGATCAAGATGTTCAACCGCCGCAAGAACACGAGCGGCTGGAAGATGAAGGGCGGTACCTGGTCCCTCGTCATGGGCATTGTCGACGAACGCAATCCTCACATTTGAAAGCACATCATGGCAACCATCGCGAAGCTCAAGGCGATCCTCGATATTCTCGTCGAGGCCGGCATCGGCAAAGAATCTGTCGCCGCTGAGCACGATCAGATTTTCCTGGCGCCACCGGACCAATTTCCGGAGGACAGCGAAGTCGGCAAGAAGCTCGAAGCGGCCGGCGCGTGCTACAGCGACAGCGACGGCTGGTACATCTTCGTATGAACGGCTTCACCTTCTACGCCCGCCTCTGCATCGTCTGCGGCATCTGCTTCTTCTTCCTGAGAGGGAAGATCGAGTACGCCACGATATGTGCCTGGGTTTTCCTGTGGCTGACGTTCATCATCCTGCTGCTCGGTGGTATCGACACCGCGAAGCGGGCCAACGGAGAAACGGATGAGTGAGAAGATCGATGACGCGTTCATCATGAAGGCCTTGCAAGAAGCGCAAGACGCAGCCCTGAAGGCTGCTAACGCGCACATGGAACTGGTCAAGACAGAATACCCGTGTGGCTTTGCATGGGTCAACATCAAGCCAGCTCGTGGTCCGTGGGTCGCCTACATGAAGCGCGCTGGCATCGGTCGTCGTGATGAGTTCTACGGTGGCTGGACCATCTGGAATCCATCGAAGCACACCACACAGAACATGGATGCGAAGGAGGCCGGCGCCGAAGCCTTTGCCGCGTCGCTCAAGAAATACGGCCTGAACTGCAACGTGCGGACCCGGATGGACTGAGTAAATAGGCGATCCTGGAGGATCGCCATGGCAAACAAGAAACCGAAGAAGGCACCCAAGCCTTCGAAGCCACTCGAGCCAAACCCTGAGTCGCTGCCCGTTCGACGGAAGCGTCGGAAGGCGCCACCACCTGATTGGCCATGGCCGCCAATTGAAAGACCAAAAAGCGACACAGGTTAGGAACCTGTGATATAATCTACGTATGAGCACGATCCAATTTTTCAACGGCTTCAGCCTGAAGGTGATGGAGACTCCACACTGGAAGGTGATGGAGTCGACCGTCGAGGGCACTCACTGGCACCGTGAGGACAATGTCGCGGTCCACACGATCATGTGTTTGAACTACTACGTGAACCATTTCTCGCATCTCCGGTCGGAGCGCGAGCAGATGATCGCGCTGATGGCAATCTTGTTCCACGACTTCGGTAAGCCGGAATCCGAGGAGACGAAGGAGCGCAAGAACGAGGACGGCACGTCGACGGGTGAGATGTACCACTCGTACGCGGGCCACGAGCCGGTTTCGGCGAACGAGATGATGTCGTTCTTCTGCTCGCACGATGAGCTGCGTGAGGAGTTCTTTGCGCAAGGCTACGACTGGAACGACCTGCGTTCGATCAAGTTCATGATCGAGCACCACCTGCCGTACGGCCTGGTGAAGGCTGCAAAGCGGCTGGCCCTGCGTTCCGCCGTTGCCCATACGCTGGGTGCGGACGAAGTCTGCTTCTACGACATGCTGATCTCGGACTGCTACGGTCGGATCAGTGACGATCACGACGCAAAGAAGGCCAAGGTTCACGAGTGGATCAAGGATTTCTCGGCGCTGCCGGTTGCGAAGAACAACGCGGATGCTCGCAAGAAGAATGGTTTGGGCAAGATGGGCATCTTCCTGAACAAGGATGCCCGTCAGCCGGTCTTGTACGTGATGCATGGCATCTCCGGTTCCGGCAAGTCGACGTTCATCAAGAAGATGCCGGGCGAGTTGCTGGTATACAGCGAAGACGACCTGCGAATGAAGTATGCCGAGGCGAACCTGGATCACACCGATCTGCGGGCGTGGAGCGGCATGACGGTGCAGGAGCGGTACGACGCTGCATGGAAGTTCTGCGCGATGTCGCCGGATTCGACGTTCGACAAGGTATGCAAGGCAGCTTGGAACTCCATCCTGGATCAGCACACTGACATCGTTCTGGATCGGATGAACCCGACGCGGAAGGCTCGAGCCTCGTTCATCGAGACGGCTAAGGCGAAGGGCTACCGCGTGGAGTCGATCGAGTTCTACATCTCCGAACAGGAGGCGAAGGACCGGCAGAAGACGCGTGGTGACAAGTCCTTGCCGGATTTCCGAGTCCACCAGGTCTACATGCAAATGGAGACTCCGTGGATCGGCCCGGAGGTGGACGCAGCACAGATTGTTGAGCATGCTTGACAAGCTGATAGACCTGCTGATCTCGGCCCTGAAGCTTTTCCAGTTCTGGGTCGTCATCTATCCATACGAACGCGGCGTCCTGCTCCGTCTCGGCAAGTACAGCGTGACACTCGAACCCGGTTTCCATTGGTGCATGCCGATGAAGATCGATCGAGTGATCACAGCGGACATCGTTACCCGAACCCTTCGGCTCGGTGCCCAATCTCTCGTGACGAAGGATCAAAAGCCAGTCGTCCTGAACACTGTCGTGACCTGTGAAATTCTGGATGTCAAGAAGGCGCTTCTAAATGTCCACTCAATCGAGCACGTCATCGACGATTCCTGTTCAGGGTTTGTCGCGGCTTTTGTCGCTGATCACGACCTCGGGTACATCGTGAAGTGCTGCGCGATACCAGACAAGAAGCTGCTGGGCTCCTGTCAGAAGCAGGCAGGAGAATACGGCATTGGCGTGATGAAGGTCCAGTTCACAGACGTCACACCGTCCCGGACGTTCCGTCTGCTCAACAGTACGGTCGAAGCCGCGTCCTACTGGGCTGACCATTCTACGAGAGCTGACCGCCTGTAATATCCAACCTCCCTCGAGTCACGGCTGGACCTAGCAATGGGTCCAGCCGTTTTTGATTACAGCATACAATGAATCATCTCGTAATCACAGCGAGATATTTTGCAATCAAACTTTGAAGGAAATTGAAATGTCTCTAGGACCGACAGTAAAGCAATACGGACGTTTTCGTGTCACCGACGACGGGGCTTCTGGGAAGAAGTACGGCGTATGGCGTCAAGATGACGCTGCAACACGCAGGCACAACGACGGCAGCATCTACTATACGGTGGTAGGCTCCGGCATGGAGAAGGATACTGCGCTGACAGTCGCAGAAGCTCTCCACAAGACCGGCGCAGGTGATCCAGGAAGTCAACTGAACGAATCCTTCTGAGGATTCTTCTCACTTCAAAGGGCTCTTCGGAGCCCTTTTTCTTTGCCTGTTCTGAAGTAATTTGAAGTGGAACCTTACTTCAGGTTGGTTACAACTGTTTCCTAGTTACAATCATATCTTCGGTAGAGCAAATCTCACCGAGGGTTGCCGAAATCTATAAATACCTGGCCGTCAATCAAGACGGTCATTTTGGCAACATTTGAAACTTTCGAGGAAATTTATCATGGCAAAGAAATCCCTAGCAGACCTGGCTTCTGCATTCGCAGCAAAGACTTCCGGTGAAGGAAGCGGCAACCAGCAATGGAAGCTGTTCTTCAACTTCTGGAAAGCTCCAGTCGACAGCACCTCTGTTGTTCGATTCCTCCCCGATCTTGATGAAGACAATCCGATGGGCTTCTTGGTCGAGAATCTCGCCCACGAACTCGTCATCAATGGCAAGCGCGAGAAGGTTCCGTGCTTGAAGATGTACGGTGAAGACTGCCCGATCTGCACACTCTCGCAGAAGTACTACGACGAAAAGTCGCCAGACCACAACGAACAGCTGGGCAAGAAGTACTATCGCAAGAAGTCGTACATCGGCCAAGTACTGGTGATCGAAACTCCAATCGAGAACGACCAAGAGCAACTCGTCAAGCTCATCGAGTTCGGTCCGAAGATCTTCAAGCAGATCCAGACCGCGTTCCAATCGGGTGATCTCGAGAAGCCACCGTTCGAGCTCGAAGGTGGTTACAACTTCCGCATCAAGAAGTCGAAGTCAGGCGAGTATGCCGATTACGGCACGTCGAGCTTCTCTCCGAAGCAGACGAATGTCGATGCGGACGTTCAAGAATCGCTCCAACTCTACAATCTGGCCGACTATCGAACGGCCAAGGTGTCTCGTGAAGTCCTGGAAGCTATGCTTCTGGCTGATCAGACAGGCGGCTCAATGCCAGCCGCTTCAAAAGAAGAAGCTCCCAAGGAGACTGCCAAGCCGGCTGCTGTGAAATCAGCGGCTGCTGAGAGCGTCGACACAACGGAAGAAACACCAGCCTCGAAGCCTGTGAAGGCTGAAGCAGCTGGGGAGAAGAAGATGTCCGTGGTCGAACAACTGCGCGCTCGCGCAGCAGAACAAAAGCGTAAGGCAGAAGCCGAAGCGGAGTAATCTGAAGAGGGGGTCTTCGGATCCCCTCTCTTTCTTTTGGAGACACAATGACCCTACCATTTTTGAGCAAATTCAAGAAGGAAGTCGGGAAGTACGAGTCAGTCGGAGTCGGCATCAAGACCGTCGAAGACTGGCTCACAACCGGCAATTACGCCCTGAATCGGGCGCTGTCTGGTGACTACATGAAGGGCGTTCCGCTCTCTCGTATCACCCTCTTTGCAGGTCCGTCTGGCTCAGGCAAGTCGTTCATCACGATGAACATTGCCTATCAAGCTCAGAAGGAAGGCTACCACGTTCTCATCATCGACACTGAGAACGCCATCGACGTCACCTACCTCCAGAAGATTGGTGTCAAGATCGATGAGGATCACCTCACCTACCTGCAGGTCGCGACCATCGAGGATGTCAACGGTGTCCTGTCCGAGTTCTTCGTCAACTACCAGAAGACGTACGGCAAGGATAATCCAGAAGCACCGAAGACTCTCGTCATCATCGACTCCCTC